ACACATAATAAATTACTTCCTCTCTATCTTAAATGACTTATAACCAGGATAATTGCAATCCTCAAAAGTAGCACCTAACCAAGTTAACCACCTGACACTAAGTGTATTAGCTTCCATGACATAGTTTGTTAAATAGTCAAATCCATCCATCAAGTCATCTACCCACTCTTGTGATTCCTTAACAAATTTCTTCTTTATCGTATAAAAATTCCTAGTACCTAACAACCAAGCTATACCTACATTCCCTCTAGGACTAACTCCAAAACAAGCTAATAGACCGTCTTGATCTGTCTTGACGCTATAGCACTTACTACTTGATTCAAATGAACCGTACACAGCATCTCTAGGGTGGTGCATCAATCCAATACACTCCATCATATCTTCTTCTCGTAAGTCCTCATATAACATAGGAGCATCAAGGTCTGCCATACTAGGTTCAATCCTAACCTCCATATCTTCTACTCCTTGATATAATTGTTGATTCAAACTCTGCTGCTAACAGTTTCACTGGTAAAGCACTAGAAGATTTAATTTCGATAGTGGCATCATTAGGTTGAGCTTGTACAGCAAACTTAAAGAATCCAGTCTCAGGTGTGAATTTACTAAGTGTACTGACAGAGGCTAACAAAGCTGGGTTGTAAGTGTAAGTGTATGTATCTCTAAATTTAGGTGTTACTTCTACAGTGAAGTGTCCTGTGTCTGCATATTCAATACTACCGTTACGAATAGTTTGGAATGTATAATCAGATGCTGACCGTCCACCTCTCTCTGTAGGTTGTTTTAAGTTCTGCTTAGAGAACCTGTATAACATATCATATTCAAATCCTATGAAGAAATCATCGCTGTCTAGGTACTCATATCCTTCATTCCAAAGCGGAGCAGACGCAGCAAAAGAACCAGCTAATCCCCATTCAGGACTAGAAGGAGGTTTATTAGCATCAGTAGATACATGACCTCTAGTACAAACATATAACACTTCTTCTGTGTAACTCTGTCCACTAGACCACGCATTAGCTGCTTGAGTCGTTGTAATAACCCTCCAAAAGTTCTGCCAATCAGCTCCTTCTCCAGGCTTCTTAGCTGCATCTGATGTATGAGTGTCTGTACATATGTACTTAATATCACCATTATAAACAAGAGAACCACCATAACTAACAAAGTCAGCAATCAATCCTTTTACCACTGCTCTCGTATCGTCCGTGTTATCTATAATCAATTCTCTTTTGTTACCATTCTTAGTATATAAAGACATACCAGTTTGGAATTTAAACCCACTCTGTGTACCTATTTCAGTAGCGTTGGATATGTTCTGTCCGTTGATATTAACAGGTGAACTAACATGCCAACCTAGAAAGGTTAAGAAAGTAGAACTACCTGGGAGTCTATGATCTAACAATAAAGCATAGTTCTTATCACTTTCAACCAATCCATTCTCCATAGGAATCGTTTCAATGTAAGTACCTATACTGTCCGTGGTAATAACATAAAGAGTAGACTCAATGAAGTAAAAACTTCTTATATCCTTAGCAAAAGAGAAAGTCATCCAAGCACTCTGTATCTTCTCGTTCCCTTGCCAAAAGTATTTATATACATACAGCTTCTTATAGTCACTATCTGACTGTACAACCACCATATTCTCAGCTGCACTACCTTCCATCCTGACTATGTTAGTAGGTATGTACTTGTTTATCTGTTCTGTTATTTCAGCTGCTCTGTAAGTCTCAGTATTATTATCCACTGTGTACTCAAGTAGTCCTTCAAAGTTATTTCTTTTAAAGTTAAAGTATATATAGCTACTAAGTGCTAACGGACGAATAGTTTCTGATACATCAAACTCAGTCACAGGTGATATGGTCACTGTCTTAGGTGTTAACAAATCTCCACCTCTAAGTACAAACTGAGTCTTAGGAGAGAACAACATTAACTTCTCTTGGAAAGCTTGTGCGTGTTTAAGAATACTAATCTTAGTGTGCGATACACCTACATCTATTGGAGCAGAGTCTAACAGAGATTGTGTGGTAGTCCTAAAGAAATTAAAGTATTCATCTGCTTCAGACATTATAACTCCATCGTTAACCAAGAATCCTAATCTATTCTTAAAGAAGAAGATGTCATTGATCGTGTTGTCAGTAAAAGATGGAAATGGATTAGTAAAATCATCACCTGCATTCCTGCCTTCCCACTCAACAGTTTTCAAAGTAAACCCTGTAATCTTACCTGTTGCTGGAGTAGGTACTAATCTGACAGGCATTGTATCTTCATCTAAGAAAGAATCTATACCAGTAGAAAGTCCTTTATCTGTGTTATCATTTTGCCATCCTGATGTTTCTATCCAACTTCCTTCTCCAAACTCTTCGTTGTCCTTGGTCTTGAATTGTACATAGTAATCATCTTGGTCTAAGTCTGCAGCTCCAATAATCTTAACTCTAAATAAATTGTAACAAGATTTAGGTAGATCAGTAATGCTGTCTACTTCTTTGTAAATAACACCTAATGCTTGGTCAGCTAACCCATCAGTAACCCTGACCCTAAAATCTGTATTAGCAGAAATCTTTATTACACTACCTTGTCTATCTGTAGTAAACTTAGCAGAACTAGAAATAGTTACACTTGATAAAGTAGGGAAAGTACCTTGAAGTCCATCGCTATCATAACTTGTAGTTTTATAAGTATTTTTAGGTCTCCTGTCTATTGATCTGATATTGGTATTTGTCGTGGTGTCTCTAGTTGTAGCTTTTATTACTAACCTGAAACCACTTTTATCCGCTGCATTAGGGTCTCTATAAGATGTAGATAAAGCACCACTAAACCCTGAACCCTTGTAATGCAGTGTAGACGAAGTAACAGCATTTCCGCTTATTGTTAATACACCTCCAGCACCGCTTCCTATTACAGCACCGCTACTGTTGTATTGAAATACACTAAAACTATAAGACCTGCCTCTCCTGTAGCTACTTAATGTATCAGGGAATCCTGAACCTCCTGTTAAAGTCAAAGTATCTAAAGTGCCTCCACTTGCTGCAAGCTCATCTATACACGATAGTAAATCTTTAGCTATGTACTCTGTATCTGCATACTTGCCATCGCTGTGTCCTGCTCTTCCGCTTATATAAGTAGCAGGAGCATCACCGTGTGTAGTGTAATCGTGTTCAGAGTTTAAACTACTAGAAACAGGAACTAATTGTCCATCTAAGTAAATACTGTAAGCTTTATCGTAGTCTCCTTGTTTAACAAATATCAAGGCATCTTTATCTAAATCTTTAGTTTTTAAATCTGCATCTGTCTTCTTAGCTACAGTCTTCTTTTTATTAACTAGAAAGGTAGAGTCTGCAATGGTTAACGCTCTGAGGTCTTTGACAGGATTAAAGTCACCTGACGATACAGATAGATAAGCTTGAGCAGTAGCATCCTCTACATTAATAGTCATTGGTCCACCATCTTCTAAATCAAAAGCTTTTAATCCGTTACCTCTGTCGTAAGTAATAACATATCTATTGTCGTTATCTCTATCAACATAGTGAGTAAATATCTCAGCTGTAAGATTAGTACCTAGCTGTGCGTTAACTTGATTTAAGAACCTACTGTTAGGTCTTTTAACAAGTCCCTCTACTACAGTTGACCAAGCGTTTATCTGCTCATCACACTGTCCAGGGTATCTTAAATTGTCAGGTTGTTGTGATACACCTTGGGCAAGGTTAGGAATACTGGTGTGAAGCAGTGGCATCTTTACCTGTCAAGTACTCTTAGTACGCTGTAGTTATCAAAGATAGTTCTGTCTGCATTCTCAGTATCACTTTCAATAGCCCTAGCTTTTGCTTCTATCTCATCCCTCAAAGCAAACCCTTCTATTTCACGACTGCCTAAGAACCTAGCAGCAAATATTCTAGCCGATTTAACAGCTATGTAATGTCTAAATTGTTCAGGTAGTTCTTCAAAATCCAACTCAAAAGTAATGATAGCTTTCAACTCCTTGGTCCAAGTCTCTCTGTGATTCTTCCTGTCGTACAGTTTAGTGCCTCGTTGTACAGGATCAGAGTCTGTGTATATCTCAGGGTCTAAGTCTACCTTTAAAGTGTTAATTGGAAGAGTAATCTTACTAGTACTAGAATCTGGTACTAATGGATAATCATACTCTGTATTGTAATGCCATCCTTCTGATTGAATAGCTTTACTAGTTTCTTCTAACGCATGGACTGCTTGTGTAACGGTTACAGGAACGCTTGTTCCACTTAAAGTATTAACAGGTGACTCTCCTATTACAGAGATCATAATGTTTACCGCTTCTAGTTTCGTTGTCAGTGCCATAGCTTAATAAATAAAAATATCAGTGAAGGGGAGTGGAACGAATCCAAACCTCCCCAACACCGAAGAGAGAATCCTAAGTTAGGAAACAAGTTCGATAGCACACTCAGGACGGAGGATTCCGTGTCCCATAGCATACTTAGCAACGAACAATGTACCTTGACGCTCAATCTGATATTCAGACTCAGTAGCAAGATCAAGTAACTTAACCGTTCCAACAGCAGCAGAATGTCCTACGACACCTAAGCTATTACGGAAGTCACCATTATATCCTACACCACTACCACCAAACAAGTCATTGCTTGAAGCACCGTCTCCAGTAGCAACAGCTGACAAGTCAGTTGATGGAATGTGAGTTGACTTATAGATTGTGATACCAGCAACTTGTGCGATACTACCAGAAGCAAGCGATCCTGAACCTCCTACATCTTTATTAGCAGCAGAAGTATTGATAGCAACTGCACCACTACCTCCTGTAATAAGTTTGTAGTATTCCTGTGGGCGAAGAACAGCAAAGCGTCCGTCACTAGGAATATCGTTCTCGTCAAGCTTTTGAGCAGCTGTGAACAAAGCAGTAATTAACTCTGCACCAGTAGTAGCAGCAGGTGATCCAGCGGAGTCTCCAGCACTGAAGTCATTGTTAGCTACATCAAGTTGTCCACCTGTCTTACCACCAGTGATAACAGCAGAGCTACGAGCAGCAGCAATGAATGTCTTGGCGATAGCGGTATCGAAACGAAGTGCAAGAGCCTTACCTAACTCGTTAGCGTAAACTGAACGAATGTCGTAGTGATTCTTTACATCATCAATGTTAGCTAAGAAAGTGGAAGCAACAAGCATCTTATCGATAGTTATTGTCTGTTCAGCTTTCTTAATGTCGCTTAGATACTTAGTGCCTTGAGTTTCCTCGGCAATGTTCTCACCTGGTGTGTGGTAATTTGCACTTGCAATACCTGTTACTGGGAACTGAGCGGATTTACCGTTCTCAATTGTACGAATAGTGTGTAATGGTTTGAAAACATTGGACTCCTCAAAGGTCTGTAGAATTTCTCCACTGAACTTTTTAAGAAACAACGCATCCACATCATTTGCGGAATTAACCTGACCTACACGACTAGGGTTTGTTATACCTTCTCCTGCCATAATATATGATCTCCTATTTTAAGTTTATAATTGTGTGTTTTGTTTGTTGTGACTTTCGTTTGAACCTTTGATCGAGATTGTCCACCGCAGTGGGTCTTGACATTAGTACGACTAATTGTCATTTAAAGTAAATTAAGTAGTATAATTCCACCTAAGCAAAGAACAGTCAAGACAATAGCTTTCTCCTTCTTTGTGAGTGAGTTATATAATTTTAGTAGTTTATTCATTTGTTTTGTGCTTTATTGTGAACATAACGAGTATAGATTAACGGTACTACATTCCAAAGGATAACACCTACAAGACATAGTTTCAAGAAACCATATACTTCATCTAACATAGAGTCAAAGAATCCATCGTCCATCTTTTCATCTAATTGTTGTTGTACAAGTTTCTGTACATCTCCTTCGGATATAGCTTTAACTTTGTTAGCTAATCCCTTGTTCTCTTCCATCAACTTAGCTCCCTCTCCTAGTCCCCATCCAAGAGCAGCACCACCAGCAGCAGGACCAGGACCACCTAAAGCACCTACTGTTGCTCCACCTACACTACCTGCTAACGGATAAAAAGAAGCCTTGGAACATCCACCTAAAAGAACCAGAACCAACACTGGCAAGAAAAAAGATGGAGTCCAAGGCTTCATATATATGAACCTACCAAATAAAACTATAGGTAATTGTGACTAACTGCGATGCGTCTGTCAATCTCTTCGTGATAACTTTTGTCACCACTCTTGTATCGAGGATCAGACATTGCACGAGCAAGTTCCTGATTAGATTTGAAAGGCATTGTAGATGAACCATTTACAGCACCTTGTACCAACTTAGGAGTAACTCCGTTCTCTGCTTTAAATTGTGCGTATAATCCTTTGGTAGCTAGTTTAGCTTGTTCAACACTGCCGTTCTGTACGATTTCATCAAAAGTATTTACTTCTTCAGGTGATAGATTGTTAGCTGCCCACTCTGCCATTTGATCCCAATTACCTTCAGTAACAGATTTGATACTACCTTCTTCACTTTGTTGTAGTGCTTGTTGACCAGCAGCGTAGCTATCTACTAACTCCTTCGATAACCCAACCGCAGCAAGATTCTTATAGGTCTCTTCAGATATAACACCGTCATTCTCAAAGAACTCCTTAGAAGCTTCCACAATAACATTATTATTATCCGTATCTTCTGTTGTATCGTCCTCTTGTTGTTCATCGCTTTGTGGTTGTTCCTGTTCTTCTTCACTGTTAGCCCCTGCTCCCATTTTCTTTTCAAGTTCACTATAGGCATTAGCCATGTCTTCAGCGTTCTTAAACTTCTCAGGTAACCAATCAGGTCTATCCTCTTGCGTTTCTTGTGTTTGTTCTTCAGATACTGCATCAACAGCTTCCTCTGACTCTGGGTCAATCTCCTGTGGTGCTCTCTCATTTATCTCTACTCGGTGTAATTCAGCCATATCTACTCTTCTTGTGGTTGTTGTTGTTGACTACTCATGTACTGCTCTTGTGCAGCATTGATAGCAGGTGCTACAGCAGGTCCACCCAACTTCATCATCATCTCTTGTTGTTGGGCTTGCTGCATAGCTTGTTGAATTTCTTCCTCTGTCTTGATTAATCCTTCAGTCTCGATGCCTAACGCTGTAGCTCTTCTTTTGAAGTAGTCAGATACATTAACATATTCAGCAACTGCTTGAGGACCAACGATTTGATTAGCACCTGCTAGGAATAGATCAAGCTTTTGTAAATCATTACCTCGTCCTAGTGCTTCAACACCAGTAACAATAGTAGGTTTAACAATGTCTTTAGGTAACTTAGGAAGTCTTCCTTCTTTACTCATCCTTGCCATTAACCTAGTAACGACAGGCATTTGAAACTCTTGTGACAATAAAGAATACAAACCACCAAGTGCAGCTTCCAACTCTTGAGATAACATTCTTATCTCCTCTGCTGTTACTCGTTCTGCATCTCTGACTACACCACTGTTAAGTAGGAATGCTTGAGATAGTCTATCACTAATCCCATTCATTACTCCTTGTGCAGTACGGAAGTCATTGAACTTGTTAAGTTGTAAGACAGATACATCTCCATCACTACCTTGTACAATAGCACCGTTAGGAGATTCAGATAAAGTCTTAGCCCTGGTTGTACCGTTAGGATTAACCATGAACAATACCTTAGCTGCTGCTGCACTACCTTCGACTATCGCTTTTGTTAACGACTCTAAAGATTTAAGATCACCAATGTACTCCTCTACAAATCCACGACCGTAGTCTTCACCGTCTATCCTTGTATATCTAAGAGGTAGGAATGGAGTCTTATCGATAGGATACCTACCCTTTGACTCTTCAATAACAATTCCTTTTACATCTTGTTGTACTACAAATTCATTTCCTTCTCTAACTACAGAGGTGTACAAGTCACAGCTATTCTCTTTCTCTTGACGATATACTTCCTCTCTTACAGACTCAGGTAACATCATTGGAGCAACAGTTTCTTTAATAGCTATGTGTGTTACATTACCCATTGGGTCTCTCTTTACACAGTACCTATCAAGCCTGAATACTCTCATCCCACCATCATCAGGTAGGTATAATAAAGTATTACCTGTCACCAATAGATTCTTCAACGCTTCAAACACTCCCACTCGAAATGCTTCTACTTCTACTTCTTGAGATACACTTCGTTCTACATCTGCTAGTGCTTTCTCTAAGTCAGATCGTAATTGCTCTCCTCCCTCTGGTCCTAACTCCTGCTTTGCTTTATCTAATTCATACCTGTCTATAACAAGACGAAAGAATGGAGCGTTAGGTGGTAACAGTGCTAACAGTAATTTAGATGCTAAGTTGTTAACTCCTCTAGCTCCTACTCCTTGATATGGTGTGTAGTACTTAGTAGCGTGACTATGACCATCAGGAGGCATTATGTAAGGTATAGTCAACTCAGATGAGGTACGACCTCTATCTAAGAAAGACCACCGTTGGTTCTCTAAGGAGTGGTATAGACCTTGGGCTGTTTCTTGCATAATTAAGGTTGTGCGTCAGGATCAGTCCACTCAAGACCACTCAAGATGCTTAACATCTCAGCGTAATCGTACTGTGGTTCACCTAGTAAAAAACTAGGAGTGTCTCCGTTAAATTTAACGAATGTCTTAGACCTGTCTATTGAGTACCTAAGTGTGTCAACTGATCTTTCTGCTACTTGATCAAAGTCAATATTAGCCACTTCAGATGCTTCTATAATTACATAAGTTATCATATTAATAAGGCTTGTCAGTTACGAATCCGTTTGGTGAAACAAAGTTGTTTAGTGTACCGTCATTCGATCCAACGCTATCAGTAGCATCGTCTTCAAACCTCCAAAAGCTCACTATGTCTGAATGAGGATAAACTTTGTTATTATAAATGTTTGAGATTTGAGTCGCTGATAACTCGGCATTAAAGAGAGCCACTTCATCCATCTTTCCGTTAAAGTAATTACCGTTGTAAGCCTTTCCCAAATCTACTTGTTGAGTATTAGTTGGGTTAGTCGTTGCAACTGAACCTGTACCAGCAGATGCACCGTTAATGTAAAAAGTAACACCACCAGCTCCATCAAAGGTAACTCCAACATGAGTCCAAGTAGCAGTAGATATTGTGCCTGTGCTTTGAGCTATAGTACCATTATTATAGTTTAGTTTATTACCTGTGCTATAAAATTGATATGCGTGACCTGAACTTGCTCGTTTAGAGACAAACATTGGAAACCCACTTAATAAATCAGGATTAACCCATGCTGTTATTGACATAACCCCTGATATACTTAAATCGCTTGAGTGTGCTACTGATACATAATCATTACTACCATCGAAGTCTAAAGCTTTTGTGTTCGTACCGTAATAACTAAGCACTCCATCATTCAAGTAGGTCAGATAGTTAGTACCGTCCGATACTTCGATAGCTTTGCTGTCTGTTCTAAATATACAAAGACCTGTGTTGCTTGCTGCTGGTGCTGCTGAATCTCTAGCGGATTGTGATGCGTAACTTGTTAATGTACTCATGTTTACTTATTAATTCTGATTAAATAACACCCAACCACTGCCGTCCCACACATACAACTTATCGGTGTCTTTAGCGTGGACGATGGTGTAGTTAGGTGCATTCGTTTGAGTTATAAACTTTGCCTCTGTGTTGAATACTTGGATGGTTGGGAATGTTAAGGAGGAGTCAAAGACACTTCCAAACTTACTCAAAGTAGCATCACTCGCACCAGCAGTTACTTCAGCAATGTAAAAGAATCCTGTGTCTGTGGCGTGATATATTTCACCTTGAACGCATTCCTTCTTGAACTTTGCTTTGTTCGCATCAGTCCCTGTCTTAACAGAGATGGTGTAATCTTTACTACCGAACTTCATTGACCAGTAGCAGATGGTGTAAACTCAGCTAAAGTAGAATCGGAAGCACCAGCAGTAGTTTCAGCCAGGTAAAGTTTCTTAGTGTCAGTAGCAAAGTAGTATTCACCTTGCGTAGCTTCCTTCTTAAACTTCGTCTTATTAGCATCCGTCCCAGTTTTAACTGCGATGGAGTAATCCTTCCGTCCTAACTTTTGCTGTGCCATGACTTAACTTGCTGTTCCAGCGTTGATGCAGGGGGAGGATGGGCGAAGGCGAAAGTCACCATTTGCAGAGTCTACAAATAGTGGGTCTGCGAATACTACTCCTCCACTGCCACTTGAAATGCCTGTGTTTTGAAAGCAATTGCCACCTGAAACGCTAGGTGTAAATCCCAAAACCTCACTATTCCCTGCCCCTACAAATATATTATTTTTATAGGTTGAGCTTGTGGAAAATGAAGTGCCACACAACTGATTCCCAACTCCACTAGGTACAACAATAGTATTACCTTGGCAGTCAAAAGTATGAAACCCAGGAGAACCTAGATGTGTCAACAAAAGTCCGTACCCCCCACTTGTAGCTGTGTGCCCTACAGATATTATGGAATTTTTTATAGTGTATACGGCAGTTGCTGTAGCCCCCCCTCGACAGAGACCCCAATTATCAGTCGCTGATAAAGTGTTTGAGCCTTGTTCAATTACGCAACCCTCAATATTGAGGTTACCTCCGTCAGAGCAATAAAGCACACCATATTGATTAATTTGGGTACTATTTACTGATATTTTTAAAGTTTCTAAATGAATGTCATTGTTTGTAAATGTGCCACCATTAGTACGAAAGTTTATCGCAGTTCCAAAAAATTTACCACTATTGAAATTCAAAACTGCCTTAGTGGATTCCCCCACCAAACTTAATTTATTGGCAGTACCTGAAAAACTAAAATTAGTAGTTGTCCCATTTCCACCAATTTGTGAAACAGTATGCGAACCATCTTTTATGGCGATGACCTTTTCGTTTGAATCACTAGCACTAATTGCAGTGTCTAAATTATCGTAGGGTTCTGTTAGTGTGCCTGAGTTTGTCCCTGTATAATTAGAGTCAAACCAAATTGCACTTGGATATTTTGCTTGAATGCTTGCTATAGACATAATTTGAGTTTCCTAATTTTTGTGTTAAACGATTGATCCACCACTAATTAGAAGTGGTGATTGATTTGCCCCAATGTCGGGTACATTAAATCCTTGTCTGATTGGTAATCCGTTATCCCCCAAAGCATCTGAATCGCCTGTGATAAGTGAGTAAGTTCCTGTCGAAGTTGTAATTTCAATATCAGGTTCAGTTGAGTCTTCTTTTACTGAAACTCCTGTTGTAATTTCTTCCCTTAAACTTGGTTTATTAAGAAAAAGTTTTGCAGAGTCAGAGTTTACTAAAAATTCTAAGTTACCACTAGCATCGGCAACAACCATGACCGACTGACTCGGATTGTCGGTAACTAAGAATGATTGATTTGGGAATGCTCCAATGTGTGGATTGTCTGTGCCTCTTAGTTGAGCATCACCGACTACAATATCATTGAATGAACAAGTGCCATCACCGTCTTCTCGTAAGAATTTAGTAGCTCCTGTTTCTCCTGTTGAAGTGACTGCTGTACCGTCTACTGCTGAACTAATACCTGTTAAGTTACTACCGTCAACAGCAGGTAAAGCACCTGATCCGTTTAGCTGTACTACATTATTAGCACTTGTACCTACATCTTGTGTTGCTGCTGTGCCTAGTCCACTAACATCTGTATTACTAAGTGTTACTGTACCTGTCCTTCCTGCTACTGATTGAACAGGTGCAAGGGTCATTAGGTTAGTTGCTGTTACCTTTTTAGTGGTAGCTGTACCTGCAATGTCATCCACAATAGCCAATAAATCAGCACCGTTGGGAGTAGCCAGGTTTGAAAGTTCCGTTATCTTCTTATTAGCCATTTTATTTAATTATCTATTTCGTTGTCTATTGTGATGCGGTCATTATCCTCAGTCAATAACGCTTGTAGTAACTCAGTAAGTAACATCTCATCTCGTTCATCAAAAGCATAGGTCTCCCCAAACTCAGGACGGATGAAGTTACTAGGAGCAATGACAATGCCATTCGGTTTCTCCTGAGTAGCATATGGATAAATCAAAGACATCTAATTAAAGAGAGTCTGTAGTACCTGTAGCGAATACACTGTAAGTACCATCTGTTCTAGCTGATACATTACCTCTTATCTTTTCGTAGTGTCCGTGATCGTCTCTGACCATTACTGATCCGTCTGCTGTTACTACTTCAGAGTGTACAACAAACCAAGCACCACCGATGTAGGCTTCTATGTCTACTGTAGCTCCTGAAGTTACTGATGAAGAAGCGATCACAAAGGTCCAACCCTTAGAACGCTCTACTGAGAATGAATTGCCAGCCCCTGTCGCTGAGACAGATGATAGCAAAGTCTTTTTTGAGAGTGTGCGAAGCATGATAATATATAGTTATTAGTTAATAAAAAGTTTGTTAATACATATTAACACCAGTACCACCTGGCATTCCACCTAGTGTAGGTCTAGCAGTTCGTGCTAACTGAGCTTGTGCTCCTCTTCTCTTCTTCTTAGGCTGTGTTTGTCTAACAGTCTTAGATGCTTCAGCAACAGGAGGCGGTGGTGGCGGTGGTGCTGGAGGTGGTGGAGGAGGAGGAATATCTGGTGTTGACATACACATAGTTAGTCTTTTGTTAAGATGTTTTGTTGAAGCTGTTCGTTATAAGTTTGTCTTAGAAATCTAATTACAGACACTTGTCCACTTTTAAACCAAACATCTTTTTCTGTATTCGTCAAGTCAGGACATTTATCAGGGAATAGCTTCTCTAATCTTTTAACTAAAGTTTCACTTATAGCTGGTAGTAGTTCTTCTTCGTTATTCATTAGCATCTGTATTAGTCCATATGTATATTGGTGTCATCTCTCCTACATAAGCACACCCTATGTTGAAGTCAAAGTATTCTATCGCTTCTTCCATTGTCATGTTACTAGGTTCTTGCATCATCTTCTCTAACATAAGTTCTATAGCATATACATACTTACCTTGTTTATAATCCACACCTATAATAGCTTCATCAAATCCATCAGCTTTTAAAGGTTCGTCTTCTTTTATTGGTGCGATCATTTGTTTATATAACTCCTATCATCTAGTTCTTGAGGTAAGTTACCTTTTGTTATTTGATCCTCGGTCCACAGGAAAGCACTAGCATTCCACAGTATAGCACCTGCGTGATCTTCTGATTCATCTCCTTCGTTCAACGCTAACAGATGTCTATTCATACTGTCTATTAATCTACTGAGTGGGAATCCGTTGTGCCAGTTGTTGTCTCCGTAGAGTCTTCCTCCTTCTTCATATCGTTGGGCAAGGGATCGAAGGGCAATTGGAGGAATAAGGCTGAATCGTCCTCGTCCAGTAGCCCTGTCACGCTGTGCACCTGTGATGTAATTCTCCTTTTGTCCGCTGTTTGGTAGTTCTTTGGTGTCCATAGTTTTGTTATTTGTTTTTGTTTTTTATTGTATTCTTCTTTTCTTAGTAGTCTTGCCATCCAAGCATTTGTTAAAGCATCCTGTTCTGTTTGTCCCTTCTTCTCATACAAAGCTACAACAGATTCCCAAGTGTATCCGTTATCATTCAACCATCTCTCAGCTGCAACAGGACCGACTCCTTTGACTCCGTTGAATCCATCTGTAGAATCTCCCATCAATGTCTGTATCAAATGAAAGTTATCTGCTTCCTCTTCTGTTGGTTGGTGGTATTCTTCTCTGTTATAATCATAGAAGATTCCTGGTACACTCTTGAAGTCCTTGTCTATACTAACTATGATTCGCTTGTCTTGTCTGTTAGGATACTCAGTAGCTAAGATACTTAACACATCATCAGCTTCTACATTAGCCCACAGTTGTGCGTCTAGTTCATTAATCATCCAGTCCTTCATAGGTTTTAAGATGACAGGCAGTACTGACTTTCTTCTGTTAGACTTGTACTCAGGGAATAGTTTCCTTCTGAAGTTTGCTCGGTCACTAAGTGCTAACACTACTTCATCTGCTTTGAGTAAGTCTTTGAATTGTTCTATCCTTCCAATGACTCTGTCCTTTGCTACTGTCATGTCTGCGTGTACAGTCCACAGCTCTTCTTCCCATTGTATATTTTCTTGTGCTATGATTGACGATTCAAATGCTAATACATCTGCGTCAATTAGTATGGTTGTTTTACTCATAGAATATGCTCCAGTTTTCTTGGTATTTTTTATATTTTGATTTACTATCTGGTAGGATGTTTAACTTTAGTGTTACTCCTTTTATTTCTTTTCTCGGTATCATCCACCAAGTTTGCTCAGGTATAATATAACAACCTACAACATCTATTGTTTCACACATAAAATCCTTACTCTTACATCCTGCTCCACTATTTATACAGTATGTATTAACAGATGATTTCCTGCTTGAAGCTTTGATCTGAACTTTTAAACTACCTGCTGGACAAGTAACAATAAAGTCCCAAGGCATAGGAGTGGTAGGTAGGTGTGGTTCAAAGTTTCTTTCTAAACACTCTGTTGTAAACCTAGACTCTGCTATTGCTCCGATTCGTTGGGTATTTGAAGAAGGCATAGGATATGTAAGGTCAACTGTATCGTACAATTCAGCAACCTTCAAGTAGTAATCGTGTTCAAGTTCCGCTGTCATGTTTTCTTTCCCATCCAATTAGGTAAGCTAGGAACTTCTTTAACAAATCTATGTCGTCTTTAACTTTACCCATTGATTGATTACATCTGTTACATAACAGACCTCTTATCTTACCTGTCTTATGGCAATGGTCTACATCTAATCTCCTCTTATTACCTGAGCTTTGTCCATGTCGATTGCATATAGCACATTTACCTTTCTGCTCTGATAACATTTCTTCATAATCTTCAGGAGTTATACCGTATCTACTTTTAAGATGCTGTCTTCGTGTTAAAGATTCAAAATAGTCTTTGTTCTTTTCTTGCCATTCCCTCTGTTGCTCTCTCCTGCAAAGTATACACCGTTTTCCGTAACCTGTTTTTGATTTTTTATCTTTAATCATTTCAGTTATGGGTTTTGTTTTGTTACATTTGGTACAAGTTTCCGTTTTCATATTAGTGTGTCTCTGCCCATGACTTACCTATCTTATACTCACCATCCATAGGACAGTTCAACTTTAAGTCTTTACCTGCTGCTTGGATTGCTTTGATTGCTAACTCTCCATATGTCTCAGCTAGGTCAGGTTTAACTTCAGCTTGGAACTCATCGTGGATATTACCAACAAAAGAATACTCCCTACTGTGTTGCCATCCTAACTGCTGTAGTTTGTTGTGTAGCTTTATAAGTGCTACCTTCATAACCACAGCACCTGCTGATTGAAGTAACATATTAAGTGCAGCGTGTTCTGATCTGACTGGTAATACTCTACCATCTAGTCCTGTTAAACAAGCAGAGCGTCTGACTTTCTCCTCTATCTTTATCTTTAATATCTTTAACGCAGGTAAGTTAGATAAGAACTTCTTCTTTAATATTGCACCTTCTCTTGCTGAACCTTCCACTATCTGTCCAATCTTTGCGTCACCTGCACCGTATAAGAATCCGTAGATGAATGTCTTAGCTTGGTCTCTCGTCTCTAACTTAGCAGCTTGTTGATTAACTGTGTGGATGTCACCCTCTAATATATTCCTAGCGTACTCACCACCATCCCAAATAGCTAGGTAGTGTGCCAGCATTCTTAACTCTAACCCACTAGCGTCAACACCTACTAATACATTACCGTTAAGTGGGATGAATAAACTTCTACACTCCTTACCATACTCTGCTCTTGTAGCTGGTACTTGTGCTAAGTTAGGTTTGGAATGCGTACATCTACCTGTGACTGCACCGTTTGTATTGACTCGTCCGTGTACTCTATTATTTTTAACTAATTTAAGCCACCCATTCTCGCCTTCAGCCAATGCTCCAAGTCTTTTTACGACTAACAGATACTCTAGCAGAAGCTCGGCAGCTGGGTGGTTTATCTTTTTAAGAGTAGGTTCATCAACCTTTATAGTCTTACCGTCTTCACTGACAGGTATCTCAAATCCTAGTTCTTCAAAGCGTTCTTTGATTTGCTTCCTGCTGCCAGGATTGAAAGGTATGATCTCCTCCTTTACATCGAGTGCTTCAGCTTTGTTAACTAAGTTCTGTACCATACCCCTCTCTTTTAGTATAGCTTTTAACTTTGCTTTTGTAGGTGCGTTAATTACTTCAACTCCGTCCGTGCGTTCAACAGTTAATGAGTATCCCTTCGGAGTCTTCATCTTCTTAACGGTAGGTTCAAACATAGCTTGTAGTTTATCTTGTAGCTTTGCTCTTAACAGGATCAGCTTTTGTTCTAGCACTTCTGCTGCTGCTATATCAAACCCAAACCCTTTGCTTTCCTGTAAGCGTATGATGTAAGCGAACCAATGTTCTATGTCTACCATCTTCTTATTAGGTTCTTTACTTAGGAAGTGTTCGTACAAGGTCTTAGTAAC